GGTGATATTGTCGCCCGCATCCAAACGGCCTACGGTGACACTGACGTAAATTTGTACCAAGACGCGATCGAGGGAGATCTGCCCGTAGAGCTGGACGAAGAAGCTGAGGGTATTGTTGACCTCCAGTTAGATGCGGTGACGGCAGTTAAGGCCGCCTTGGCTACTCGACTAGAATTCGATATTTTCCAACTAGTAAACAACTTTGCTGGGTATCCAGCAGCCAACCGGCAAGCCCTCGTCGCAGCCACTCAGTTTACAACCGCTGGCGTAGATCCGACTATTGCCTTTGATGCCGCCAATCAGGCTGTGCTGGCCGGAATTAACCGTATGCCCAACACCATTGTTTACGGTGGACTAAGGGCCTTTAACGCGGTGAAGCGTAACGCAGCCATCAAGGATCAGATTAAGTTTAGCGCCGGAGCTGGATTTGACCCCGCCAGCCCGATCAATCTCCAGGCGCTGAACAACTTTTTGGGCTACCCGACCGGCCTGATCAGCTTGGCGACTTACGTTAATCCAACAGCCCCCAACACCCAGATCCCATTTTTCGATAATTCCATCTGGATCGGCTATATCCCTGGCAACGGGGAGAGCGTCAATCCCTATGACACCAGCTCTACCTTGAACCCGAAAACTGGAGCCAATCGCCGCGTTCCGTCGTGGGGGTACACCTATATGAAATCGGATAGCGAAATCAATGGTGACCCGGCTGGGCTGACGATGCTTCAGCCTTACTACGGCAACAACAACCGCACCTGGCACTTCCCCGGCATCGTAGATCGGGTTCCGGTCGTCACGGGGATGGCGGCTGGGTATCTAATTACTAACGTTTCGGCGTAGGAGATTTTTATGAGTTCGATCTTGATTTTGTGCTTTGTGTTGGCTGGCCCGATCGCGATTACTGCGACAGAGGTAGCCAAGGACGGGGATCTGATTGAGTTACCCCAGGGAGACTTCGATCAGCTTGTGCGCTGGGGGATTGTGCGAGAGGCGACGGAGGCAGAGCGGGCAGCCCATCAGGGCGAAAAGGCAGATGCCCCTCCTGACCCAGAGGAAACACCTGAAAGCACTTCGCCAAGGGAAACGGCGGCTCAGAGAAAGAAACGCTTAGCCGAAGAGGCTGAGGCTGCTCGGATCGCCGAAGAGGAGGCTGCCAAAACCACTGAAACTCAAGGCACCGAACCCACTTAGCCATGGCCTACGCGACTCAACAGGATTTTGTGGATGCCTTTGGCGAATCTGAGGCGGTGATGCTTACTAACTTGGATGATGCCAGCGCTACGGCGATCAACCCAGTGCCCCTAGATCGGGCCTTGGTTGACGCTAGCGCACTGATCGACACCTACTGCGGATCGCGGTATCGGCTGCCCTTAAGCCCCCTGCCAGTAGCTGTAGTGCCTTACTGCCTGGACATTGCTCGGTATCGACTGGACAGGATCCGCAGCCGCGAGGACGTGCGCCAGCGCTACGAGGATGCCATCCGCTACTTAGAGCAGATCGTTAAGGGAACGATTTCCCTGGGCGCTGACTTACTAGGGGCCAGTGTTGACCCAGTATTAACCAGTAGCGCGGCGGCTGGAGCCAAGGCTTGTTCAGAGCCACCGATCGACCTGAGGGGCTACTGATGGCGACTCTACTGCAATTGGAGGACAAGGCTTTGATGGATGTCTCCGTAACAGATTACGGTAACAGGGGCTACTGATGGCGACTCTACTGCAATTGGAGGAGGCAATCATTAATCGACTGAGCGGCCTCATTCCCGAGGCTCACGTTTCCGAACTCCCTCTCGATCCGACAGAAATTGGGGTGGCGACTACCGGCACCCAGGTCTGGGTCGCCTTTCGCGAAGAGAGTTTTGAAGCCCCACCCGAAGGAGGAGTCTCAAATCCTCTCAGGCCACCGAGCCAAGCCCGAACAATCACCTGGGAGTTGATCGTCCGAGGCCAGGAACTGAGAGTGAAAGGCCACCAGCGAATCTATCCAATCTTGGACAAGATCCGTGACGCTCTGACTGGCTGGATGCCAGAGGCGATCCACGCCAATAAAGGGGTGACCCGGCCACTGTACCCCGCCCGCGCAGGATTTACCAATATGGGAGCGGGTCTGTGGGTCTACTCCATGACTTTTATCTGTAAATCTATCTATTCAGCACCATTGGAGGCAAACAAATGACGCAACTGCTATCTGGCATAGGTCGGCCCGTTTTCAAAAACTTAGCAACTAGTATCCCTCGATTTCGTTTTGCTGAACCAGTCAGCTTTAAGGTGAATGTCGATTCGTCTGAAATTGTCAGCTACAAATACGTTGACGGCGTTAAGGTTGTCGCCGGGGCCAAGCAGGACAAGAGAGAGGCCACAGCCGTCATTGACATCGAAGCGACCAGTTGGGAGGCGCTTGAATTGGCTATAGGGGTCGAGTCGGCGATCACCGCCTCACAGGATTTGTTTGAGATGCGAACTCGAATAGTACCGTTGACTACCCCTTTTGAGATTGCGGATCCCGACATTGGCGCGTCTTCTGGTGTGCAAGTTTCGGTGGTGGAATCAGGGGGTTGGGGCAAGAGCGGGCCGCTAATTCTGCTGGCATCCGGGAATCCTGCTGATGGCCAATATCGAGTAGACGCGACCAACAACAAAATCATTTTCAACAGCGCCCAGGCCGGTGCACCGATCGCCTATACCCTGATCAAAAACTACGAGAACCTCCGGACGATCGGGAAGGAGGCGACCGCGAACCAGTTGAAACTAATCGGCTTTGAAGGCGTGGGCTACAGTGAGTCCAATCAGCTCACGAAGATAGTTATCCCGAAGATGGTCAGGACGAAGTCTAGTTCGCTCGACTTTGGCGAGAAAACGGTGTTGCAGCTCGAATACAGGATGCTTGTGGCTCCGGGCTACGCAGACTCCTACTATCTGGTCGAAATGCCTGCAAACTACAACCCAGGTTAGGTATGCGCTGGCTCGATCTACCCCCACTAGCTGAATTTGAAGATCGCTTTGGCATGGTGCGCCGACTCTACGGCCCATCGGTGCTGGGGCGATATCAGTTTGCCGCCAGGATTGCCGAAATTGGTCGGCTACTGGAGCAGGCCGAAGGTACTTGGCCAGAACTGTACCGTGGTTCTGCCCAGTTTCGATCGGCCATGGATGGGGCGCTGACCTGCTGGGGCATTCAGCCGGACTGGGTAAGCCAGCACCAGATGGAAGAATTGCTGCTGTACCGCCGAGGCGAAGAGGGAGAAGCCAAGGGCGGCTACCTGATGGAATTACTGCTGGTAGATGACTCCAGCGAAGGTGGGCAGGGCATGAGCTTGAGTGAGGCGATCGCCGCCATCTCCACTCACTGCCACTCACTCCAAGAAGCCCTGGATTTAGCCAACTCCGTCCCTGCCGATCTGCTACAGGAGGTACTAAAAAGCAGGGCAAAAAACAGTGAGTCCGGCACTCCAAAGGAAGACCAGGTAAAGCAGCAGCACCTTAAAGCCAATTTTGACAAGTTGATGGCCATGGCCGGAGGGGAAGCTCATGGCTAATGATCTGAAACTAAAACTGGAGATCTTCGCCTCGGGTGGGCCTGCTACGGTGGCCCAAATCCAGGCAGTGCATCAAGCAGCTAAGCAGTCGGGACAGGCACAGGTTGAAGGCGCGCAACAGGCCCGCGCCAGCGTGGGAGCTTCGGCTGCTCAAGTAGCGGAGCTGGCCTTTCGGTATAACAATGTGGTACAGGCGTTGCAAAACCTCTATGCCACGGCCAAGCCCGCCTACGACTTCCTGATCGGCAGCAATGAGCGCCTAAACGCCCAGCTCCTAAGCAGCCAAACTAATCTGGCCAGCGGTACGAAGATCAAGGTTGACAGCCAAGAGATTACAGATGCTACGGCCAAAATCAAAGCCACTGAAGGGACTCTGCGCCAAGCACTGAAGCAGATCGAGAAGGATACCCAAGACCTGGTGGGTGTAACCAGTTCCCAGGTCAACGAACTTTTCCAGATTACCCTCACCAATGCTGCTGCACTCAGCAACCAATCCAAGCAGTTCCCGGATGCGATCTCAGCAGCTACTAGCCTGACCAAGGGCTGGGCGGCATCTCTCAAGGTGGTGGGAATCCCCTTGGAGCAAGCGCGACAGGAGATTAACTCCATTCTCAAAGGACAAATTACCCAAGACTCGATCTTGGCCAAAAACCTCAACCTCACTAATCAGCAGGTCGAAAAGTGGCGCTCCCAGGGCACCTTGGTCGATGAGCTGAACAAGAAGCTGGGGGTGTTTGTCGCCGGAAACGCGATCGCCGCTCGGTCGATCGAAGGAATCTCCAGTAACATCCAAGATTTAGTGGAGCGCCTAGGTAGAGAGGCTGGAGCGCCCTTCCTGAATCCGATCATTGATGGTCTGGCGGCGGTGGAGAAGTACCTGAAGGGTGCCGAGGCTGACATCTTGGTGTTTTTTAGTCTTGTGAGCGCCGAGGTATTAGAGGCTGGTAGTGCGATCGGGGCTGCCCTTGCTCCTGTTGGGCAAACTCTGCTAAAGATCGGTGAGGATGCAGGGCCGATCGCCCTTAGCGCCCTCCAGGGACTGGCTCAAGTAGGCGTAGGCTTAGCGCAGGTGCTAGGGCCTTTGGCTAATCTATTGGCGGGCGCGGTGAAGTTATTGGCAGATTTTGGAGCCAGTGACCTGGGTGGCATCGTGGTGCAGACTGCTGCCATAGTACTGGTACTGGGGCAGCTCCAAGTCATTGCCGGAGTCTTGGCCGCCTCAGTTTTGCCCGGACTGTGGGCGGCGGTGCTGTCTACAGCCACTTCCATGGGCGCCCTTTATGCGTCGGTGGTGGCCGTAGCTACGGGCAATGTAGCGATGGCTACCTCGATCCCGGCGCTGGTGACAGCCTTTGGAGCGCTTACGGCTGCTGCCTTACCCTTAGCTGCTGCCCTGCTGCCCCTCACGGCAGCGATCGGGCTAACGCTGCTGGTTAAGACCACGGCTGAGCTGGAAAGCGCCAACAACGCGCTGGAGGAGTACGGCAGGCAGTCGAGCAATACCTCAAAAGCTATCCTGGAGCTATCTCAGGAAC